GTCGCCTTGTGGCTAAAAAAACGACCACCCTTAGATGAGTTACAACTCTTACACATAGACTGTAAATTATCTGGTGCCCACATATCGCCACCTTTAACACGTGGGATTATATGATCCACTGTGTGAGCTGGCCTATGGCATATTGCACACTGCCATCCATCACGATCTAATATGGTAATGCGTAGCTTCTTCCACTTGTTAGTACCTATTGCTCGCTTACTCAATGCCATCCTTTAATCTTGTAATGTTCTAATGCTTTACACATAGAACCATATCTATTGTTATTGTATTTAATACCCCACTCTACTTGCTTATATCCATCAGCTGTAGCCAACCATTTAGACCTACCTTGTGGTATGCCATAGTGTGAACCATTACGTGCTTTAGGATTCCACCTAGATTCATAGAAGTACAACTCATCTAAGCAATAGAACTCATTTAAGTTATTAAGCTGTATGAATGCCCACTGTCTGTAATGGTTTGTTTTATCTAATGATGCAACGGAATCAGTCTTTACAAAGCAAAGATTAACTATGACTAGAGCGATCCCAACTAGCCAGCACCTTGCGAGCTTTCCCTGTCGGGCTCGCCTTGTGGCTTTGTGAGCCACTGCTACACTAGAGCCTAGCATCATAAGTCAAACTCCTTTACGCTTAATCTAAATAATCGTCTCAATATATGAGATGTGATCTGCAACACACTATACGTAGATCATCTGTATCTATCCAAGTCTCATCCCAACCAGCCATCATATTGACATCCAGCCGATGTACTGTGAATCAGGATTATCTATAAGCCACTGCTCACGCAAGGTATTTTGTTTAGCCCAATCAATATCTGTAGATTCAGCCATTACATTTGTATCCCATCTGCTACACGCAAAAAACCAACCTGTTTAATGCGTGGTGATGTATCAGTAAAATCCGTGCTACGTGGTAAAGGTCTATCTGTCCATTTTGGCTTAGTGAGTTTTGTCAAATTAAAAGCCCATATACCTTCAGGCGTGGCGTTAATGTACCAGGCTGTAAAGGTGGTCCGTAGAGCTGTAAGTGTGAGCGATTCATATTTAGATTTTTCAATCAACAATTCGTGGTAATGATTGCGCCTTGCCTTTAACTCTATAACCATTCTGCTTTGTGTTGATCTGCAATCCCAAGAATCAAACTCCTCGGATCTTTCAAGGTCTGGCACGTAACGTTTTTTAATGTAATTAAACATTTGATCTTCGGTAATCATTTTTGACCACCCCATCCGCCACCCTTGAAAATAAGTCCAGGCGCTGAATAGATCCTGCTCATTTGTAAATCACATTTAGGACAATTCATAGGACCAATATTATCATCATAAGATTTATGTACTGATCCATAGGTGCCACATTCATTACAGCTGTATTCATACGTTGGCATCTTTAGCTCCAATTAACTGGCAAGTGTGGCAGACCACGGCTATAAACTTCCAACTACCACACTTATCACATCTGGATATATCTGAATCAGGTACATCCAAAGCTTCGGCTATATTCTTAACACCGACACACCCGCATTCCATACACTGATAAGCTTTAAATCCTTCAGGCATATCCAACTGATCGAGCCATAGAAACTCGGTCTTGCGTTTACATCCATTACATTTGAACTGTGGGTGCATTATGGTAAACTCCTTATTGAATACAGCGACACTGTGTACAAACCAAGTAAGTACCATCGTGCATTAACCTGTCATCATTACAGGCCATACACTTGTCATTAGTTGGCTCTATGGTTATCTTGTCATTTTCCAAACGTGCTAGATAACCTGAGCCATCAATAATCTCTACATATCCCATTTACTCACCCCCATCCCAATACCAAGATCCCGCAGCTGTAAGTTTGTGCCAGCGAGCATCACATTGTTGATCTTTAGGTGCGCTGCAAACATAACCAAAATAAGGTTTACCTGTCTTGGCTGTGCCTTCTTTAAGAATCATTGCACCGTGTTTACATTCTTGCTGCTTGGGTGGCAAAGGTATTGCTTCTACTGCATCGCCCACCGACCAGACTGTTGGTTCTTTTTTGTCTTCTGCAAACGATGCACGTAATACATTTTCAACAGCTCTAGCACGTGTACCAGCAGGTGAATAATTAGTTTGAGTTTTTACAACCCTAGCCATTTCTTCTCTACTTGGTCCATTTTTTTCAGTACCGATATTAGCCGCTTTAAAAGCAACGCCTCTAGCCGAAGTCTCGCAATTTTCCAACGCAAAATCTCGATTGACACCCCGATCGGAAATAACCTCTTTAGCGTGGCCCGTTGCGAATGGTCTTTCATCAGCTGAGTCCCTAAATAATTCACATACAACAACGACTCTAGTGTCTGACTCCGAGATAATTTTTGTTCGTACTGCTCCATTTGGATACCTTTCCCAAAATATGTTTGAACGTTCCTGTACTGTGGTGTAGTCATCTAAATTAAATGCCATTAGTCATCCCCCCAGGTAAATGCGACATCGAGCTCTGCTTCCAGCACGGTCTGGTATATCGAAATGTAAGCAATAGCGTCTTTGATGCTGTCCTCGTGCTTTGGAGATTCACTAATCCGAGAAATCTTGACGAGTGCCATACATAATGCAACTTGACTAGGTGTAACTGGATGGTCGAGGTATGCAGACCAGAGCTCACTGATCCGCTTATGGTTTGTGTAAGGATGACCGTAGACCGCTCCCCTTGAATGCACCAGATCGACAACATCGGCTAGCAGCTTCTCAGTTTTTGTCATAGTCAAATACCTGGTCTGACTTTGATTTGTTTTCAATCATTCTTCTATGCATATCCCAGCCATCTTTACGGCCTAGCCAGTAATATCTAGCTTCTGCATTTTCTTTAACTACGTTAATTAACCAGCCAACCATCAATACACCAATGGATGCATAACACACTGCGTAGAATATATCTATCGTAACCATATAGCCCTATCTATGCGCACATATTTTGTGGCACGGCCATAGTGTTGCACTTGTGTATGACTTTGTGGATTATTTAAGGGCGTATTTGTATAACGTTTTGGTAACGATGTTACCCGTAGTACCTGCCCAGAGCTGTAAATGAGCCATCCTTATTAACTGGCACCAGGGTCGGTGTCAGGGTCTTTCCTACGGCTTCTAGTATAGCAAAGCCACCCTGCCAATTTGCGGCAGAATAGCGCAAATAAGAGGCTTTCTGTCGATTCATTAGGTTTCCTACCTCAACCCCAAATAAGGGCCTGTAATGGCTTCCTATGGCCTCTGAATAGGCACTCATACCCAGCCTGTGGGTGTGGCCACAAACCACCGATTTACCCCATTTTTTAGCCAGGTTTAAAGCTGTAATTCCAGCGTGTTGGCTCATACTGCCTTCGTCACCGTGGGCTAATACCCAGCCAGGATGGAACTCATATGCTGTCTTATGGTAAGTCATACCCATTTCAGCAAATGACATAAATGCTGGATATTGTAATTCAGGTAGGTTAATTAACCCAGGTACTTTTAATAAAGTGTTATATAGGCGATCAGTATGATTACTGCGGATAATATGCATCTCTGGACTGTACTCACCGATATCCCAAAGAATCTGCTTGCATAACTCACGATCAGCGTGCAGGTCTTCTGAATAAGCCAGAGGTGTCGACTCACTCCATTTACTAATACTCTGAAAATCAGTTTCATCTCCAACCACCAATACAGAATCAAACTTTTCCCGCCTTGCTAATTTAATAACATTCTTTACAGCTGCCTCGTGATGATATGGCACCTGCAGGTCGGATATTACTAACCAACGCTTAATCTTCATCCTCATCGAAATCATCAAGTGGATTCTTAACAGGATCTTTAGGGTCTACGATCCAATCTGGATAACTTGATCTATCCATCGCAAAGGCTAATGCTGTGCCCTCATCCATACCAGATTTACGGCAAGCCATATAAACCTCATTAGCTGCAATAGCCCAGAAATCTAGCTTTGTAAGTACAGGTTCTTTAGTAGTCCTGCGTTTACGTACTGGCTTTTTCTTTGCTTTGCGTTTAGTTGCCATAATTAAAATTATCGCTTACTGATTAAGACAAAGAGATCATCAACACGCTGTTCAAGTCGAGTTATTTGATCCTTGATACTAGAGCCACCATTAGGGCGTAACTCATTTAACCAGCCTTTAACTAAAAAACGTAATCCGACTAGCCCGCCTGATAGCACGGCCATAACGCCAGCGCCAAAGCCAGCCCATTCTGTAGGCGTCATTTGACATCAGCACCGATGCCATAAGCATTATCGGATTTGTCTAAAGCCCTAACCGCTGGGCCTGCTAGAGCTGAGATGACTACAGCTACAACAGGATCTAATCCCAGTTCATTACTTGCTAAGAATGTTAAGAATGAAACCAATACGCCACGTGCGTATGACTTTAGTACAGCCTGTTGCTTCTTACTTATTTTCATATCTTGCCCCCTATTAGTGGTATATCGAATGGCGTTCCATTTAGGTCGCCTAATGTTGTAAAGCTAATATGAATATGACGCTTGTGCGGGTTAATGCCTTTGTACTTACGCCACTTCCAATTTAATATCTTCGAGCATATTCTCCCGTTATAGATGACGTATGATATGCGTTTATCTTGTTTGGCTGCGATTCTGATCTGGTCAGCCAGATAAGGTGCGAGGCTGTCGGATGACTCCAACCTAGAATTAAGATCAAGACCTCTGACCCACCCAAACTCGTCTGGATTATGATCCGATTTTCTGGCGGAGTGACGGCTATCGCCCAACCATCCTTCTGGACTTTTAGTACACCTATCTGGAAACCACGTATCAACTTGATCTCTTAACTGCACACCAGCTGCACATAACTTTGGTTTCATTATGCGACAGGTTTACCTAGTGTTAGCCCTTCGGGAATTGGCTTGCTGTATTCCCACTTGGCAATATAAGCACCAGCTCCATCTGAATCATCTTGCAAAATAATTTCATCAATAAATGCAGCATAATCATTATCTGCTACTTCAGGATATGCTTCAATAATTTTTTGCCATAGTTCCATATTATGCTCCTAAGTAAGTAACGTTAAACCAGCCGCTTGTGTCTATAAGTTCATAAGTTATATTACCGCCAGAGGTTTGGAAGACATATATTTCAATATAGTCTCCTGCAACCAAACTAAGATTAACCAAAATAGTGGATACAGGCGTTGCTCCGCTTGTGCCTACTCTTGATTGACGGAAATAACTACCATTTTTGTATAATCTAACAACTCTATTACCAGTTGTATTACTATCTAGAATGGCCTGGAAAGATATTTCATAATAACCACCCTTACCTGATGGTATTGTCATTCTTGTATTGTTTGTGCTGTTATCGTGGAAACCATTTGTATCAAAGTTTTCAGCACTCCAATTAACTGCGGTGTAAGTAGCATTTGGGATTGATTGATCTGTGCTATATGCACTTGCACCAACAAAGGTTGGAGTTCCACTAGCAGGAGTTGCCCAAGATGGTATGCCACCAGCAACAGTTAATACTTGACCTGTGCTACCAATACCTAATCTAGCTGGTGTTGATCCGCTTGAAGAATAGATTGTGTCGCCAGTAGTTGTCATTGGGTTAGTCATACCTGTTGTATCTAGGTTTGCCCAAGCACTGCCCGTGTAATAAGTGGTTACGTTTGTATCTTTAAGATACGCAAAATTACCTTCTTGCGGTGATGTTACTGCTGCATCTCTAGCTGCTGCACTTGCAAACACCCACACGCCTTGCATTAAGTAGCCATCAACATCGGCAGCGGTTAATACCTCGCCTGTAACAAAGTCCTTAAATCCTAATCCAGCGGCCATTATTTCTCCTTAGTAACTGAGCACATTATAGTCTAAAGTGCCGTATATATTGTTATTTAGAATCAGTGCATCGATGACTGGTTCAAGGGTCGTAAAGAAGACCCTAAAGCTGTTGGGTGTGATGGTGTTAGCCACCCCAAAGATTTGTAAAGTGCGGTCTAACGTGGAGCCACCTGGTTGGGTGGTAACCACTCTAATTGGATCAAAGAAATCTAGCTCTAGGGCTGCAATAATGCCTGAATTGTAGTTAGGAGTATAAAGGTCTAATTCGATGCCATCGCACCTAACCTGGGTTTCAGCACGGCTAGCGACATAAGCCCTGGCATAATCCAAAGCTACGGCATCGGTCTGCATAAGCAGGTTTTGCAGGTTATATGAATGGATAAAGTATTTGTCTATTGATGCTTGGTTAATAGCTGTTTGTGGCGTACCACCAACACGGCTGACAGTGGCCGAGTTAAACACCAAGGTATCATCTAATTTCCATACTGCATTAGCGTAGGCAATACCTGTGCCATCATCGTTAAATGTAGTTACTGTGCCGCCAATAGATCCAGCAGTTACTGATCTATCTTGAAACACAAAGGATCCATCAACATCTACATATAAAGCCCCATATTCACTATCTGTAACAGTTTGCATAGCATCTAAAGAAGTGCGAGCTGTGCCTGGATCGGCTTGCATTGTGGTTAATCCAGCATCAACATCACGCATAGTTGCTGGCCAATCAATTTCATCTAATATTTGATTGATACGTGTGCCTGATAAATTACCAGCAGCAGCACCAGTAACCGTAGAGATTTGAGCGTTCTGGGCAAGTCTAAACGCATCTACAGCTTGTATAGTTGTATAAGCAACCTCTGTGGCATCTTTTGGCTGAGTGTTTACATAACTTGTGATAAAACCTGAAAATAAAGAATAGGTAGTGGCACCATAGGTAGCAGAAATCTGTACCTTTTTCATTGGTGTTAGGTAAGGACTGTAAGGGCTTAATGGGTTGGTTGGGTTAAAATCTCCGTTTTGATCTACTATACGCAAAGTCAATGTGCCTGTTTGGAATTGATCAACCAAAGCGTTACGGCCTCTAATTGTTTGAATATAGTTAATACGATCTGATACATCCACAATAATTGCAGCTGAATCCGCCAATATGTTTGTACCTAATATGCCAGTATCTAATATCATTGCCTGGGCAAATGCTGGCCCAGTAGAAAAGTTGATAATAGCGTTTACTGTGGGTACAGCCATTACAACGATCCCGCTGGTAATAATTTATTACCTGACTTTAATAATTGTAATACGTTTTGCTGAATCACGGCTTCTAATTGTTGATCGGTAACTATAGTGCCAGCGTTTACTGTTACACCTACTGTTGGCGTACCACCAGTGACAGTCTGTGCCTGTTGATTAGTTACCCCTTGTGGCACGTTGTAATAATTTTCAAATGGTGCTATTTGATTTTTACCTCGGCCAGTCATCTCGCCTAAAGCGTTAAACAAGGCAGGACCAAAACTTGTGAGCGCACTAGCGGCCATACCTGCAGCTGTGGCTAAGGCATCAATAGATGCTTTAGCGCCTAGTTCAGCATTTAATCTTTTAGCTAAAGCCTCGTTTTCATCTAAAATTGCTAATTGCGCTCTAATGCGCAACTTTGTTTCTTCGTCTGTAGCCTGGTTAAGTGCCAAAGTCAAACCTATGCGTTCGACATCCATTTTGTCTTTAAGTTTAT